ATCATCCGCGAGAGCATCGGCAACGCCTTCGAGAGCGCCAGCGACGCCCTGGCCGACTTCGTGACTACCGGCAAGTTCAACTTCCGGTCGTTCGCCGCCTCGGTGCTGGCCGACCTGGCGAAGATGATCGCGCGCCAGGCGGTGTTCAACGCCATCAAGGCGGCGGCCGGCTACTTCGGGTTCGCTGACGGCGGCGCCTTCGAGGCTGGCCGCCAGGCCTTTGCCAGCGGCGGCGTCGTCACCCGGCCGACCCCGTTCCGCTTCGCGGCCGGCGGCACCATGCGCAACGGCCTGATGGGCGAGGCCGGCCCCGAGGCCATCATGCCGCTGCGGCGCACGGCATCGGGGCGCCTCGGCGTCGAGGTGGCTGGCGGCGCCGGTGCTGGCGGCACCAGCGTGGTGGTGAACGTCAACGTCGAGAGCGGCGAGACCACCGTGCAGTCCGAGGGCGCGCGGGCCGCCCAGCTCGGCCGCTCCATCGGCGCCGTGGTGCGCCAGACCATCATCCAAGAGCAGCGCCCCGGCGGCCTGCTGGCGGCAGCGTAAGGGGTCGGCATGGCCACGTTCACCATCGCCCCCGACTTCTCATCGCCGATGAGCAAGCAGCCGCGCGTGCTCACGGCGCAGTTCGGCGACGGCTACCAGCAGCGGGTCGGCGACGGCATCAACATCGCGCCCGAGGAGTGGAGCCTGCGCTTCAGCACGCGCACGCCGGCCGAGCGCGACGCCATCCTGGCCTTTCTGGAGGCGCGCAACGGTGTCGAGTCGTTCGACTGGACCAGCCCTCGGGGCACGGTCGGCAAGTTCATCTGCCCGACCTGGAGCTACACGCCGGACAACGCCGCCACCAACACCGTGACGGCGACCTTCCGCCAGGTGTTCGGGAGCTGACGCCGTGCCCATCGAGCAAGACCTGCAGAAGCTGGACCCCGGCCAGCTGGTGGAGCTGTTCGAGCTGGACGCCACGGCCCTGGGCGGCGGCGTGACGCGCATGCATAACGGTGTGAACCCGCTGCAGTCCGCGGTGGTGTGGCAGGGCCAGACCTACAGCCCGTTCCCCATCGAGGTGACGGGCTTTGAGACCAGCGGCCGCGGCAAGCTGCCCAGGCCCACGGCGAAGGTGGCGAACGTCACCGGCATCTTCGGCACCCTGGTGCGCGAGCTGGACGACCTGCTGGGCGCCAAGTTCACGCGCCGCCGCACCCTGGTGAAATACCTGGATGCTGTGAACTTCCCGGGCGGCGTGAACCCCACGGCCGACCCCACGGCAGCGCTGCCTGATGACGTCTACTTTGTCGACCGCAAGGCCAGCGAGAACAAGGTCGCCATCACCTTCGAGCTGGCCGCCAGTTTCGACGTGGCCGGCGTGCAACTGCCGCGGCGCTTCGTGGTGCAGAACGTGTGCCCGTGGCGGTACCGGGGCGCGGAGTGCGGCTACACCGGCACGGCCTACTTCGACCGGAACGACGACGCCGTGGTGTCGGCCGGCCTGGACGTGTGCGGCAAACGGCTGAGCAGCTGCAAGGCGCGCTTTGGCCAGAACGCCGAGCTGCCGTTCGGCGGCTTTCCGGCTGCGGGCCTGGTGCGATGAGCTGGCAGCAGGACGCCGAGCGGCACGCCCAGGCCGAGGCCCCGCGCGAGGCCTGCGGCCTGGTTGTAGTGGTCAAGGGCCGCTCCATCTACTGGCCGTGCCGAAACACCGCGCTGGGCGCCGATCAGTTCAGCATCGACCCGGGCGACTACGCCTGCGCCGAGGACACCGGCGAGATCGTCGCGGTGGTGCACTCGCATCCCGACGCGACGCCTGACCCAAGCGAGGCCGACCTGGTGGGCTGCGAGGCCTCCGGGCTCGAGTGGCACATCGTCGGCCTCCCGGCGCTGGTCTGGCGCAGCATCAGGCCCTCGGGCTACCGGGCGCCGCTGGTGGGCCGGCAGTTCGTGCATGGTGTCCTGGACTGCTACGCCATCATTCGCGACTGGTACCGGCAGGAGCGCGGCGTCGAGCTGCTGGACTTCGAGCGGCACGATGACTGGTGGCTGCGCGGCCAGGATCTCTACCGCCAGAACTTCCGCGCAGCCGGCTTCGAGCCCTGCGAGGAGCTGCACCCGGGTGCCGTGCTGCTGATGCAGATCCAGTCGCCGGTGCCGAACCACGCGGCGATCTACCTGGGCGACGACTTCATCCTGCACCACCTGCACGGCCGCCTATCATCGCGGGATGTCTTCGGCGGCATGTGGAGGAAGCACACTGTGACGACGCTGCGCTACGTGGGGGCCGGCCATGCGTGAGGTCCGGCTGTACGGCGCGCTGGGCGCCAAGTTCGGGCGCGTGCACCGCTTCGCGGTCGCCAGCGCCGCCGAGGCCGTGCGGGCGCTGCGGGCGAACTTCCCGGAGTTCGACCGCGTGGTGCTGGAGACGGCGCAGCGCTACCGCGTGATCGTCGGCCGGCGCCCGCTGGCCGGGGCCCCGGACTTCTACGAGCCCAGCGGCGACCGCGAGGTGATCCGCATCATCCCGGTGCTGGAGGGCGCCAAGCGAGGCGGCCTGCTGCAGACCATCATCGGCGTCGTGCTGATCGTGGTCGGCGTCTACACCGGCAATGCCTGGCTGACGCAGGCCGGCATCGCGCTGACGCTGGGCGGTGTCGCGCAGATGCTGACGCCGGTGCCGAAGCTGCAAGCCGGCACCCAGGACGAGGAGAACAAGAGCCGCGCCAGCTACGTCTTCGCGGGGGCCGTCAACACCACCGCCCAGGGCGTGCCGGTGCCGGTGGGCTACGGCCGGCTGGTCATTGGCTCGGCCGTGATCTCGGCGGGCCTGACCACGCAGGAGGTGCCCACGTGACGCGCGTCATCCGTGGCGCCGGTGGCGGCGGCAAGGGCGGCGGCCAGCAGCAGGGGCGCACGCCCACTGAGGCCAGCGACAGCCTGCGCAGCAAGGCCTATGCGCGCGTGGTTGACCTGCTGTCCGAGGGCGAGATCGAGGGCCTGGTCGACGGCGCGCGGTCGATCTACTTGAACGACACCCCGCTGCAGAACCGCGACGGCAGCTACAACTTCCAGGGCGCGGTCTGGGTCGAGCGCCGCGGCACCCAAAGCCAGGCCTACGTGCCGGGCTTCGATGCCGTCGAGAGCAGCACGAGCGTGGGCACCGAGGTGCTGGAGAACACGCCTATCACCCGCGCCTTCACGAACCCGAATATCAACGCCATCGGCGTCACCATCGGCATCCCGCAGCTGTCCTTCCAGGACGAAGAGACGGGCGATGTCGGCGGCGAGTCGGTGCGCCTGCGGATCGACCTGCAGACCGGCGGCGGGCCGTTCCTGCCGGTCCTGGCTGGCCGCGACGTGCTCGGCATGCAGAGCACGGCTGCGGGCGTCGGTACCGGCTCGGCGTCGATGACGACCGGCACGCTGAAGGTCGAGGCGCGGTTCTCGCGCGAGTTCGACGGCGAGCTCTACGAGCAGATCGACTACCGCATCGAGTACCGCAGCGGCACCGGCGCCTGGTCAACGTTCGCCACCGGCTCCATCGTGGCAAGCCCCGGCAACCTGGTGTCGGGCAACGTCAACACAGCCCGGGTCTATGGCGAGACGCTGCCGCTGGTGCTGTCGTCGGCGCCCTACGAGTTCCGCGTCATCAACCTGGGCGGCCCTGCCACGCTCTCGCTGGTCGGCACCTACGATGTCGGCAGCACCACCATCAGGATCTCGGGCAAGGCCAGCAGCCGGTACCAGCGGACCTATGTCGTGCCCGTCACCGGCTCCGGTCCGTGGGCCGTGCGCGTGGTTCGGCTCAGTGAGGACAGCACCACCGCCAGGCGGCAGAACAAGACCGTCTGGGACGTGGCCACCGAGATCGTCTACTCGAAGCTGCGCTACCCGAACAGCGCCTACATCGCGCTGAAGTGCGACGCCTCACAGTTCAGCAGCATCCCGACGCGCGCCTATGACGTGAAGCTGCTGCGGGTGCGCGTGCCGGTGAACTATGACCCGGTGCGGCGCACCTACTCGGGCAGCTGGGACGGCACGTTCAAGATCGCCTGGACGGACAATCCGGCCTGGGCCTTCTACGATCTCGTGACCAGCGAACGCTACGGGCTGGGCGCCTTCGTGCCAGAGGCCCAGGTCGACAAGTGGGCGCTGTACGCCATCGGCCGCTACTGCGACGAGTTGGTGCCTGACGGCTTCGGCGGCCTGGAGCCGCGGTTCACCTGCAACGTCTACCTGCAGAGCCGCCAGGAGGCCTACAAGGTCGTCAACGACTTGGCCTCGGTGTTCCGCGGCATGCCGTTCTGGGCCAGCGCCGCCATCACGGTGGCGCAGGACGCGCCGGCCGACGCTGCCTACCTGTTCACGCCGGCCAACGTCATCGAGGGCAACTTCGAATACTCGGGCGCCTCGGCCAAGGTCCGGCACTCGGTGGCGCTGGTGTCCTGGAACGACCCCGACGACCTGTACCGCCAGAAGGTCGAGTATGTCGAAGACGCCGACGCCATCGCGCGCTTCGGTGTCGTGACTGCCGAGGTGCTGGCCGTGGGCTGCACGTCGCGCGGCCAGGCGCACCGGGTCGGCCGCTGGCTGCTGCTGTCCGAGCAGACCGAGAGCGAGACCGTCAGCTTCAAGACCGGCCTGGAGGGCGCGATCGCGGCCCCGGGCCAGATCATCAAGGTGGCAGACCCGGCCCGCGCCGGCGTGCGCCTGGGTGGCCGCCTGGTGGCCGCCACGACCACCGCCGCCACGCTGGACGCGCCGGTGACGCTGGCCGGCGGCCAGACCTACACCTTCAGCGCACTGCGCGCGGACGGCACGGTGATGGAGTCGACGGTGACGACCGGCGCCGGCACGGTGTCGTCGCTGGCCTTTTCGCCGCCGCTGCCCGAGGCGCCGGCCGCCGGCTCACTTTGGGTGCTGTCCAGCGCGGCCGTTGAGGCGCAGCTGTTCCGCGTGGTGTCGGTGGTCGAGAACGAGCGCCACGAGTTCGAGATCGTCGCGCTGGCGCACAACCCCAGCAAGTACGCGGCGGTCGAGCAGGGCCTGGCGTTGACGCCCCGCAGCATCAGCGTGCTGTCCGTCATCCCGGCGGCGCCCACCGGCCTTGTGCTGTCTGAGGCCCTGGTGCTGCAGGCTGGTCGCGTTGTCAGCCGGCTGGATGCCTCTTGGGAGGCGCAGCAGGGCGCGACCAGCTACGCGGTGGCCTACCTGCGCGCTGGCGGCAACGAGGCGCCCGAGCGCGTCGTGACTTCGCCGAGCATTGAACTGCTGGACGTGACGCCTGGCGGCTACGAGCTGCGCGTCTGGTCGATCAACCCTTTCGGCCAGCGGAGCCGGCTGCCGACCACGGCCAGCATCGTGGTGCTGGGCAAGACGGCGCCGCCGGCTGACGTGACCGGCTACGTGGTGACGCGGCTGGGCGAGACCGTCTCGCACGCCTGGCGCCCGGTGCCGGACATCGACGTGCAAGTGGGCGGCCTGTACGAGGTCCGGCAGGGCGCGACCTGGGAGACTGGCATTGTGGTGGGCACCACCACCGCCACCGACCTGCAGAGCCTGGCGCCGCGCGGCGCGCGCTACATGGTCAAGGCGCGCGACAGCAGCGGCAACTACAGCAGGAACGAGGCCGTCGCCGACCTGCCCGACATCAGCGGCATCAACGTGGTGCTGCAGGTGGACGATGGGGCAGGGGGCTTCAACGGCCCCAAGGACCAGACCGGTGAGATCAGGCTGTACCAGGCGCCCAGCTGGGATGCTGAGGCGACTTGGGACACTGCGGTTTCGTGGGACGGCTTCGTGGACAAGCGGGGCGTGACCATCGTGGGCCCGTACACCTGGGCCGACATGACCATGCCCTGGACGGCCTACCGCGGGCGGTGGTTGTTCGAGGGCGCGGCGACGGCGCCGTTCTACGTGGCGCCGTGGAACACGATGACGCTGCCATGGGCTGCCTACGGCAACACCTGGCAGACCGTCGACCGGCCCACCGCTGGTACCTACACCAGCGAGACCATCGATGTCGGCTACGAGTCGGCGTCGCTGGTGACGCTGGAGCCCAGCATCGAGCTGCTGGCAGACAGCGCCCGGCCGTGGTCGCTCTACACCGAGCCGTGGACCGCCTACGGCTCGGGCTGGACGTGGCAGGGCCCGATTGGCGTGATCTCGGCGGGATACGAGGTGAGCACCAGCCTGGACGGCGTGGCGTGGTCCGGCTGGACGCGCCTGGGCCTGGGTACGCTGCGGTTCCGCTACCTGCGCGTGCGCGTGTCGCTGGCGACCGCCGACCCCGCCTACAGGCCGTGGCTGACGCAGCTGCTGGTGAATATCGACGTGCCCGACCGCGTGGTGCACCTGGAGGATGTCGCAGTTCCTCCGGCCGGCGCGACTGTCTCGTGGGCGCCGGCCTTCGTGGGCATCAAGACCGTGCAGGTGACTCTACAATCGGCCGCCAGCGGCGACCGCTTCACGGTGACTGGGAAGTCCGAGACGAGCGTGACGCTGCGGGTCTTCGACAGCGCCGGCTCTCCAAAGGCGGGCGTGGTTGACGTGGATGCCTTCGGGCACGGCGAAAGGTACTGATGGCTTGGCCAGCTGGTGGCATTCCGACTGCGAACCTGGATGCGGGCACCGACTCGCCGGGCCTGGCGCGTCCGGCGCTTCTGGCGGCGGTGCAGGCCGTGAATGACATCGCGGCCAGCCGTGGCGCGGCAGATGGCATCGCGGCGCTGGACAGCGGCGGCAAAGTGCCGGCGGCGCAACTCCCTGTGAGTCTGCCGCCTGGCGTGTTTTTGCCCTACGCGGGCGCGACGGCGCCGTCCGGCTACCTGCTGTGCGACGGCGCCGCCGTTAGCCGCACCACCTACGCAGACCTGTTCACGGCCATCGGCACGGCCTACGGCGCCGGCAACGGCACCACGACCTTCAACCTCCCCGACATGCGCGGCCGCGTGCCTGCCGGGAAGGACGACATGGGCGGCACGGCGGCGAGCCGTCTCACCACCGGCGGCTCGGGTGTCAACGGCGCCACGCTGGGCGCGGCAGGCGGCGCGCAGACCCACACCCTCAGCATCACCGAGATGCCCGCGCACACCCACCCGGTGCCGCAGGCCATGCCTGCCATCACGCACTCGGCGGGCTCGATCAACCGCGCTTCGAGCAACACCCCGAGCCAGGCTGTAGTGGCCACCGACTCCACCGGCGGCGGCAGCGCGCACAACAACGTGCAGCCCACGCTGGTGGCGAACTACATCATCAAGACCTGAAGGAGCCGGCATGGCCTGGCAGAGCAGCACGATCAACCCCGCGACCACCAGCCCGGCCGCGGACATCACCAAGCTGACGAACGACCTGCAGGTGCTGCGGTCGGTGCTGGGCGGCAGCAGCGACGGCGACGTGCCGCTCAACCCATTCGGTTCGATCTACGGGGCATCGGGGAATGTCGGCATCGGCAACAGCTCGCCGAGCCAGAAGCTGACCGTGACAGGGAACGCCCAGGTCGAGCAGCCGACGAACACCTCGGTGAACCTGAACCTGGTGCAGTCTGGCATCGCCATCTGGACGCTGCGCAACGTTGCCACTTCGGGCCACTTCGCCATCGCAGACACCGGCGGCACTCAGTGCCTGGGCATCTACTCGTCGCGGAATGTCGGCATCGGCACGAGCGCACCACCCGAGCGACTTACCGTCAGCGGCAACATTCAGGCCGAGCAGGCATCCGGTACGGCGGTGAACATCGTGCTGGCGCAATCGGGCATCGGCTCCTGGACGCTGCGCAACGTCGCCACCACGGGCGCCTTCTCCATCGTGGACAACACGAGCGCCGAAGCCGTGCGCATCAACGGCGGCGGCAGTGTCTTCTTCCCGTCGATCGGCACCACGGCCAGCGCGGCGAACGCCTTCCTGAACAGCGGCAGCAGCCCGGCGAACCAGCTGCTGCGCAGCACGTCGAGCCTGCGCTACAAGACCGATGTCCGCGACCTGCCGGCCTCCTACCTGGACGCCGTGATGGAGCTGCGGCCGGTGGTCTACAAGTCGAACGCCGAGGCCGACGACCAGAGCATCGACTGGGTGGGCCTGATCGCCGAGGAGGTGGCCGAGGTCGCGCCGCGTCTCGTGCACTACACCACGCTGGAGGAGGACGGCCCGCTGGTGCCTGACGGCGTGCAGTACGACCGCGTGGCCGTGCTGCTGCTGGCCGTGGTCAAGCAGCAGGCCGCCGCCATCGAGGCCCTGACGGCACGCGTGGCGGCCCTGGAGGCGGCGTGAGAGCCCGCCTGACCATGGCGCTGGCCGCGGCGCTGGCTCTGGCTGCCGCCCCGGTGGCCGCAGCCTGCACGGCGCGCGACGCCTGGCGCGGTCCGGACAAGGCCATGCACTTCGCGGCCGGCGCCGGCATCGCTGCAGCCGTCACCCTGCAGCAGCGCAACGCCTGGGCCGGCTTCGCTGCTGGCGTGGCTGCTGGCGCCCTGAAAGAGGTCTACGACCGCGACCGCCCCGAGCGGCACACCTGCAGCGTGCAGGACTTCGCCGTCACCGCCGCCGGCGCCGCGGCCGGGGCCTACGGCGCACGCTGGGCCCTGGCTGTCGGTCCCCGCGGCCAGGTGGCCGCCTTCTACCGCACCCAGTTCTGAGATCCGCGCATGGACATCGACACCGAGAAGATCGCCGGCAACCCGTTTTTCGTGGGCGCGCTCGGCGCGCTGGTGACGGCACTCAAGTTCACGCCGGGCGCCGCCTGGTGGGAGCGCCTGATCAACGTCCTGGCGGGGTCCGTCATGGCCGGCTTCCTGTCGCCGGCCCTGGTCCACTGGCTGGGCCTGGAGGCGCCGCACTACGCGAGCGGCGCGGCCTTCCTGGTGGGGCTTCTAGGGATGTCGCTCGCTGCGGCCGCCCTCGAATGGGTGAGGGATGGCAGCATGCGGCGCATGGTTGAATCCTGGCTTCCCGCTCGGAAGGAGTGACCCATGACTATGCTGCTGGCGCTGCTGTGCGCCCTGGTGGCCGTCGCCATGATGGCGGCCGTCCTCTCCACCCGCTTCAATGACGGCTTCGTCGGCAAGCTGGGCTTCATCGTCGGCGGCCTTGGCTGGGGCGCCATGGGCCTGCAGCTGCTGCAGCACGACGCGGCTACGGCCAGCGCCGCGCTGATGGCGGGGCTCGGCTCCGCGCTGGCACTGGCAGCGCCCGACCTGCGCAGGCACCTGTCAGCGAGCGGTGGCCACGGCGGCGGCGAGGGCCACCCGTAGGTTCTCCACGAACCGGGCCCGCGCCACGCGCTGGCCGTCCTTGTTCAGGCCCAGCCGTTCCTCAAGCTGGGCGCGCGGCACCAGCAGGTAGAGCAGGCGCAGTTCGTTGCCGTTCTTGCCCCGCCGCGGCTTCTTCAGCGCCAGGTACTTGTCGCCGTTCACGTCGACCACGTGGGCCTTGTCGCCCAGCGCCTTCGGTCGATCGCTCAGCCTGATCGAGTCCCGCTTCGTGCGGCGCACGGCGCGCGTCGGGATGGCGATGAAGTTCCCCAGCGGGTTCTTCGTGCCGCCGGTCTCCTGCAGCGCCATGAACTTGTCGCGGCTGTAGACCGAGGCCGTCAGGCTCTCCTTCGTGGCTGGCACGATGCGGATGCCCTGCAGGGTCCACGGTCGCCGGATGGTGAAGCGCGACGGCATGTTCTTGCGCACCTCGGCCTGCACTTCGACGGCCGTCTTCGTCAGCGCCTTCGCCACCGCGAACCGGAACTGCCGGGCCTCGGTGATGGTCTGCAGCTTCGCCAGGGCGGCGAGGACATCGGTCTGAACGTCGAGCATGTGCTAACCCTTCACGGCTTCCCGGCGCCGCGCCGCTGGTGGCAGAATCGCGCCATGGACTGGTTCACCATCCTCGTGCGCTGCGGCCTTTCTACCATGACGGCCCAGGCCTGGGCGTCGGTCTTCCGCGAGGAGGCGGCGCCCGAGCGCTTCAGTCTCGGCACCGCCGAGATCGACGACTTCCTCGGCCAGGTGCTGCACGAGTCGGCAATGCTGACGCGCATCGAGGAGGGCCTGTCCTACTCGGCCGGCCGCATGATGGAGGTCTGGCCGACCCGGTTCCCGACCGCGGCCAGCGCCGTGCCCTACGCGCGAAACCCGCAGGCCCTGGCGAACCGCGTCTATGCGGGCCGGATGGGCAACGGCGACGAGTCCTCGGGTGACGGCTGGCGGTACCGCGGCCGCGGGCTGATCCAGGTGACGGGCCGGGACAACTACACCGCGCTGGCCGCTGTCCTGCGCCTGCCGCTGGTCGAGCAGCCCGACATGCTGCTGCAACCCCGCATCGCGCTGCGCTCGGCCGTGGCCTGGTGGGAGGGCAACGTGCCGGACGGCGTGATGGGCGACGTGCGCCGCATCACCCGCCGCGTGAACGGCGGCACGGTCGGACTCGAACACCGCGCCCAGCTTGCCGACGCGGCCGGCAAGGCGCTGGGGTAGGCATGGCAGCCGGGCGCATTACGCTCACCGTTCGCGTGGAGCCCTGGGTGCCGGTCTATGTCACGCTGCTGGCCCGCCTGGGCTGCGGCCAGCTCTGCGAGGTCGTGGTGCGCGAGTTCATCGTCAAGCACGGCCTGCGGGTCGCCAAGCCATGAAGATCTACGCCATCGTCGCCGGCTTCGGCCTCCTGCTGGCCGCCCTGACCATGCAGACCCTGCGCCTGGGCGCCGAGCAGCGCGCCCACGCCGACACCAAGGCCAAGCACGCCGAGCAGCTGCGCGACATGTTCGAAGCCGCGCGCCTGGCCGAAGCCTCGGCCCGAGCCGAGGAACAACGACGCACCGCCGAGGTGCAGAAAGCCGCCGATGAAGCCACCCAAGCCATGGAGCGCGCCCGCGCTGATGCTGCTGCCGCTGATGCTGCTGGCCAGCGGCTGCGCGACCGTATCGCCGCCCTCACCGCCGCCGGTCGTCCAGCCGCCGGCCCTGCCGCCGCTACCAGCGCAGGCCCGCCAGCCGACGCCACCGCCGATTTGCTCGCCCTCGTGCAGCGCAGGCTTGACGAGGCTGCGGACGGAATTGCTAGGCATGCTGACGCCGCCAGGACAGCCGGCGCCGCCTGCGAGCGCAGCTACGACGCCGTGAGGATGGCCGAGCCCTAGAATAGGGCTGTGTCCTTGGTCGTCGGGGGTTCCTCCCGACTTGCCCCGCCCGGCTCGCCTGGCGGGGTTTTTTCTTGGCGCCAGCAGAACCGCCAGCAGCGCCACGGAGGCGCCCCGGAATTCGCGTGCAATCTCAAGCGCTTGGGCTGGTGGAATTTGGCTCCCCGAGCAGGGCTCGAACCTGCAAAACGCTCACCAGACCGGGCAAGCCATTTCCCCTGACAGTGCAGCGGTTTACCACCCTGTGCGGCCGAATCGCCCGAGGCGCCCGCCAACCCTTTACAGCCAGCAGCGGACGCGCTACAGCCAGCGAACCGCCAGCACGCAGGAGGGCACCATGGCCGGCAAGATGATCACCGACGCAGCCATCGCGGCAGAGCGCCGCCGGGTCGAGAAGGGCGAAAAAACAGAGGCCAGGCTGACCGACCCGGGCCCGCGAGGCGCTGGCCGCCTGCTGTGCATGATCCGCCCCGGCCTGGTCGAGTGGTACGCCCAGCGCACGGTCGACGGCCGCCGCCGCATGCAAAAGCTGGGCACCTACCCGGCCGTCAGCATCGCCGAGGCCCGGCGCAAGTTCGGCGCCGCCGGCAGCGACAGGCCGGTCGAGAAGACCGCCACGCTGGGCGCCATGCTGGACGGCTACGTCGACAGCCTGCGCGCCGCCGGCAAGCCCAGCGCCGAGCAGGTGGCCCGGATCCTGGAGCTGGCCGGCGGCAAGATCGGCCGCAGCCGGCTGGCGCGCGACATCACGCCCGCCGACATCTCTGCGGCAATCCGCCCCATCTACGAGCGCGGCGCCCGCGTGCAGGCCGACAAGCATCGCATGTACCTGGGCGCGGCTTTCCGCTGGGGCATGCAGGCCACCCACGACTACCGGGCCGCGGCGCCCATGGACTGGGGCATCAAGGCCAACCCGGTCGAGGCTGTGCCGCGCGACACCAACGCCGAGGGCGTGGGCACGCGCTACCTGGACGAGGCCGAGCTGGTGCAGCTGCTGACGTGGGCCCGCACCGGCCGCAGCCGGTCGCACAAGGCCGTCGCGCTGCTGGCGCTCAGCGGCCAGCGGGTGCGCGAGATCGTCGAGCTCCGGGCCGAGCAGTGGAAAAGCAAAGAGCGCCTGCTGTGGTGGCCCCGCACCAAGAACGGCCTGCCGCACCTCGTGCCGGTGTGCGAGGAGGCTGCGGCCATCCTGGACAGCCTGCGGCCTGACGCCAGCGGCTGGCTGTTCCCGGCCCTGGGCAAGCGGGGCGGCCCGATGCGCGACGCTGCCGTGCTGAAGGCCGTGAAGACCTACGCGAAGTGGCAGGGCATGCCCAGCTTCACCGGCCGCGACTTGCGGCGCACCTGGAAGACGCTGGCCGGGAAGGCTGGGCTCACCAAGACGGAGCGCGACTGGCTCCAGAACCACGTGCAGGGCGACGTTTCGTCCCGGCACTACGATCGCTTCGACTACCTGCCCGAGAAGCGGGCAGCCGTGGCGAAGTGGGAGGGCTGGCTACAGGAACAGGTGCGCCAGCACCGCGCCAAGAAGCGCACACAGCAGGTTGTTCAGGCCAAGCAGCACGCCGGTGGCGAACAGGTCGGTGCGGTCTGAGGGCTCGGGCATCACGCCGCCAGATCAAATGCGGCGCCGGCCATCGAGGCCGACGCCAGCGCGACCGTGAGGAAGCGCATGCGCTCTGGGATGTTGTCGTTCGCTGGGCTGATGCGCCGCAGCTCCATCAGCCAGCGGATGCTGTTCGCGGCCAGCGTGGGCAGCTTCTTGCCCGTGCGCCAGTTTCGCCACGTCTGCCGCGTCACGCCCAGCGCCTGGGCCATGCGGTTATCGCTGAGGCCGAGTCGGCCCTGGAGCGCGGCTAGGTCATCGGGTGTCAATTCGCTCTCCCAAGGTGGTTAACGAATCGAAAGTAGTGAGCAGCCCGTCACCCGACAATCTGCAAAGGGCTGCCGTGCGGCAGCCCGCCGCGCTTAAGGTCAAAAGGGAATATCGCTGTCGTCGTCGAAGTCGGCCGCCGGCTTCGCTGCTGGCCGCGGCGCCGCTGCGGGCGCACGAGGTGCCGGCGCTGCCGTCCTGGGCGCCGGTGCAGGGGCCCCGCCTTCGCGCTGCTCGCCACCGCCGGCCAGCTCGATGCTGCTGATGTTGCCCACCAGCTTCGAGCGCGGGTGGCCGTCGCGGTCCGCGTACTCTTCGACGTGGACGTCATCGACCGTCACGCACAGCGCGCGGCCCTTCGTCAGGTAGTCGATCAGCGCCTCGGCACGCTTGCCCCACAAGGCCGCGTCCACCCACTGCGTGGGCCGCCGGCCGTCCTCGCCCTTGCGGCCATGGTTGTAAGCCAGGGACAGGTTCGTCACCTTCTCGCCGCTGGGCGTGGTGCGCAGCTCGGCGTCTCGGCCCAGGCGGGCCAGTCCAATCAATTGCATGTGCTAGTCCTTTACTTAGTGCGCCGCTTGCGATGTTGCGGCGGAGGCTACTATACTGCACCCGCCGCAAGCATCGCGGCTACTATGACCAAGGATTTACATGCAAACGACTACCCCGCAGGTCATCCATGACCTGCCGGTCGAGGACTACCACGAGTCCCCGGCCATCGGTTCGAGTGGCCTGAAGCGCCTGGCGGTCTCGCCGCTGCACTACTGGGCCGACTTCCGTGACCCCGAGCGCGTGCGCAAGGACAAGAAGGACTGGCGCATCGGCCGCGCCTGGCACTGCGCGGTCTTCGAGCCCGACACCTTCCAGGCGCGCTACGCGGCCAACCACGACGCGCACCCCGCCACCAACAAGGCGAAGCTGCTGCAGCGCGTGCTGGCCGGCGAGGTGGCCTACCAGGCGCTGGCCGCGCTGCCCGAGGGCCTGGGCGCGACGACCAAGGAAGGCAAGGCGCTGGTCGCCGAGATCCACGCCTCCGAGCGCGTGGCCGTGCCGGCCGACGAGATGGCCTTCGTCGACGAGTGGCTGCCGCGGCTGGCCGGCAAGGACATCCTGTCGGCCGACAACATCGCGGGCGTCCAGCGCATGGCCGTGGTGCTGCGCGCGCACCCCATCAGCCAAGTGGTGTTCGATCGGTACCGCGGCTTCGGCCAGGCCGAGGTCTCGCTGTTCTCGCCGTGCCCGCTGACCGGCGTCATCCGCAAGATCCGGCCGGACTACATGCTGAAGCCCTGCGAGGACTTCCCGAACGGCCTGATCATCGACGGCAAGTCCACCACCGACGCCAGCCCCGAGGGCTTCGCGCGCCAGGTCTGGAACTTGGACTATGGCCTGCAGGCCGCCTACTACACGGCCGTCTACCGTGACGTGTACCGCACCGCTGGCCGCCCGGCCTTCCTCTGGGCCGCCCAGGAGAAGGACAGCCCGCATGCCGCCGCCTACTACGCGGCCGGCGCTGACCTGATCGACCACTGGGACGGCCGCATCGCGCGCCTGCTGGGCCTCTACGCCGAGTGCGACCGCCGCGACACGTGGCCGGGCTACGCGACGGCCGTGGGCACGCTGGAAATGCCGGCCTGGGCGCAGAAGCGCATGGAGGCTGCGGCGTGAGCATGCTGCCCGCCGACATCCACCACCGGCTGGACGCCAAGCCCATCCACCCGGTCGACGCGCTGAAGGCCCTGGGCGCGCAAATGACGCCCGAGGCCGAAGCCGCGGCCAGGGTGGTTTGCGATTCGCCGGCTTACACCTTCGTGGACAACACCGACACAAAGCGCGGGCCGAACTGTGCGCAGTGCGTCGCACTGCGAGACGACTCCTTGTGCATATCGCTCCCCTGCATGCCGCCGTACCGCGAGGACGATGCCTGGGGCTTCTTCATCATCAACCCGACCAAGACCAAACCATGACCATCCTGAACATCGTCGAAGCGCGCCGCGAAGGCGCACGTCTCCTGGTCTTCCTCGCCGGCGTGTCCGGCGGCGGCAAGACCTACACCGCGCTGCAGCTGGCCTACGGCCTGGCCAAGGGCGTCGGCAAGAAGGTGGGCTTCCTGGACACCGAGTCCGGCCGCGGCCGGCTCTACGCCGACGAGATGCCCCAGCCGTTCCTCTACGCCGAGCTGCCGCCGCCCTTCAGCCCGGCCCGCTACGTGCAGGCCATCGAGGAGTTCGCGAAGGCCGGCGTCGAGGTCCTGGTCATCGACTCGGGGTCGCACGAGTTCGAGGGCATCGGCGGCGTGCAGGACATCGCCGAGGCCGGCAACCCGCGCCTGCCGAACTGGAACAAGGCCAAGGGCGAGCACAAGCGCTTCATGAGCGCGATGCTGGCGAGCCCCATGCACATCATCCTGTGCCTGCGGGCCCGCGAGAAGGCCAAGCCCGAGAAGCAGGTCATCGGCGGCCAGGAGAAGACCGTCTTCGTCGACATGGGCCTGCAGCCCATCACCGAGAAGAACGTGATGTTCGAGGCCACGGTGTCGCTGATGATCCATGACGGCGGCCGGGCCCAGGACGTCATCAAGTGCCCGGCGGCGCTGGCCGAGTTCATCGGCCAGGCTGGCACGCGTCGCGAGGGCTACCTGACCTTCGGCACCGGCGCCGCGCTGCGGGCCTGGGTGGACGGCGCCGAGCAGCTGGACCCGAAGGTCGAGCACTCGCGCGGGCTGCTGAAGCTGGCCGCGGAGAAGGGCACCGAGGCCCTGAAGGCGCAGTGGCTGGCCCTGCCGAAGACGCACCAGAAGGCGATCGGCGGCAAGGCCGGCTGCCCGGCCGACCTGAAGGCCAGCGCCGAGGCCTTCGACAAGCAGCGGGCCGACGAGGCGGCTGCGGCTGCAGGCGCCCAGCCGGCGGGCGACGCCGGCTCGCTGGGCGTGCTGAACGCGGCGGCGGCGCAGGTGCCGGCCGCCGCTCCGGCGCCCGCGACGCAAGGCCTGCAGCCCATCGGGACGATGGTTCGGCAGCCGACCGCACCCGCGCCCAGCCCTGCGCCCGCCGACGATGACGGCGGCGTGTTCTGAGGTCGGCATGGACGAGATCGTCACAGACCCCAAGGCTCTGGCCCGGCTGCCGAAGGCCGGCTTCTCGGCGCGTTTTCAATGGTTCTGGTTCCGTCACTGCATGGGGCCGCGCCGCTTCCCTTTGTTCATGCACAGCCGGAACGCCAACGCCCGCTGCTACTGGATCGGTCCGCTGTTCATCTGCATGCCGGCGCCGTGGCTGATGGGACCGGCAAGAAGCCTGCACCCCGAAGCGTTCGAGGACGGCCAGCCATGACGCCCTACCGAGGAGTGAACGGCGGCCGCCGCCGCGAGCCCGACGAGGGCCGGCAGCCGCGCGACGAGGTGGCCCGCTTCGCCACCACGTGCAGCGACACCGGGGCGGCCATCCGGCCCGGCGACATCATCCAGCGAGCGCCCGGCGGGCGCATCGTGCTGGTCAAGAGCAACGCGCCCACGCGCTGACCTTCAACCAACCTGCCCGGCGAGAGCCGGGCCTTCAGACCATGAGCAAGACCACTACCCCCAAGACCATCGTTAAGCCCGCGCGCCTGACCCAGGACATGCGCAAGACCTTCGTTGCCGCCGTGATGGCTGACGTGCCGCGCGTGGACCACGAGACCCGCATCCGCGACGCGGTGAACAAGGCGCACGCTGCGGCGCTACCGGCACCCGTGAAGAAGCTGCTGGCCGACCCGGCTCTGGCTGAGTTCATCCAGACCAAGGGCGAGACGATCAACAGCAGCAACGGCGCACCGTCAGGCCATTTCATCAGCTTCCGCCTACCGGCGCCCAACGATGGGTGGCTGGAGAAGCTGGTCGCAGATGCCGCCGGACCGCTGCTGAAAGACTGGTGCGATGAGGTCGAGCGGCTGAAGGGCCTGAAGTCCAAGCTGTTCGTCGTCGCCGAGTCGTGCAACACGACCACCGCCCTGGCCGAGGCCTTCCCCGAGTTCGCGCAGTACCTGCCGCAGACAGCCGCCCAGGGCACGCGCAACCTGCCGGCGCTGGCCAACGTGGTGAGCGACTTCGTGAAGGCCGGCTGGCCCAAGGGCAAGAAGGTGGCCGCATGAAGCTGAAGGACTACCGCACCAAGGTCGCCCAGCTCAGCCGCGCCAAGTTCGGCGCGCTGATCGGCGTCACCGGCATCACGGTCTGGCGCTACGAGACCGGCCGCCAGATCCCGCGCCCCGAGACCATCCTGGCCATCTGCAAGGCCACCAAGAACCAGGTGACGGCCGAGACGCTGCTGGCACCGGCGAAGGGGAGGGCGCAGGCGTGAAGGGCCCCATCTACGTGAGCGGCCCGATGACCGGCATG